AGCAGGGAGTGGATGTCGAGGGCGTGCAGAGTCACTTGAGTTTGACCTTTCCGAATGCTTCGACGCGCGCCGCGAGAGCACCCGTCCGAACACCAATGGGATTGCGACCGTAACCGTCGCGCGCCTTCGACCTCGCGTACGCGGGCGTGAGCGCGGTGAGTCGCTCGTCACGAACCCGGTGCGCGAAGCGGCGCACGATCCAGCCGAGCGCCGACTCCGCGAGCGCGGCCTTGAGCGCCTTCGCCGTCGGCGGCGTGACGGCGTTCTCGAACGCAATCGTGACCTCGGCGGCCATGTGCTTGCGCATGGCTGGTGTCGTCGCGTCGAAGTCCCGGCCCTGCGCCGCGAGGATTGCCAGCAGGTGGTCGTACGTCAGGCCGGAGTAGTGGATGCCCGGCACCTGGAGCGCCACCTCGATGCCACGCACGGCGTCACGAATCGCGCGCACGATCTCACCACGCTGAGCACTCCGCTCGCGCTCCGTCGTCCCGGTGCGCTGCGGCTGTGTCGCGCCGCGGACCTGCTCCGGACGAGCGAGTCGCGTGGGCGCACCGAGGCGACCGCTGTCGCCGAAGACGGCCATCAGCCGGCGTCACCGGGCGACGCGAAGAAGCTCCGCCCCACCTCGCCCATGATGGCCTCGGCCTCAGCGGCCGGGAGCCGGAACGCGGCCTGGAGCAGCGCCACACCCGACGCGCGCGGGAGCTGCCCCGTCGCGACGGCGGTGACCGTTTCGAGGAGCGACGACACCTGCGCCCCGTTCAGCGCCGTCGATGCCACGTCCACCTGCGGCGCGGCGTCGGCCGCGGCGGGCTCCTCGCGCAGGGCACCGAGCGTCGCGGAGACCGCCGCGTTGGTGTCGGCGCTGTCGCTGTCGATCGCCTCCAACTCGTCGGCCAGCATGGCCGCGCCCGTGAGCGGCGCGAGTAGCTCCACCGCGCGACGGCGCGAGAGCACGCGGCCCTCGACGCCCTTCGTCGCCGCGTCCACCGCGGCGCTGATCTCGGACCACGACGGCTCGAAGTACTCGCCCCAAGTCAACGTGATCGGCGGCGCGTTCCAGGACGGTGCGCCGCTCGCGTCGACAGCCCAGCACCGCGCGAGCGCCGGGCGCGCCGCGTCCCACGAGGTGAGCCGCACGCCGTCGCGCGCCGCGTCGGCGCCAGCACACAACCGGAGGAACTGGTCCACGATCTCCGTGAGCGCGTCGCCGTACTCGACGCGCAGGTTGTCGGCCGTGTCGAGCTGCGGCCCGTAGAGCAGCGCGAGGGCGCGCGCGCTGACGTCGCCGCTGCCCATGGCGGCGGGGTCCACCATGACCACACCGAGCGCGTCCGTCGTCACGCGCATCAGCCTGTCGAGCGCCTGCGTGATGATGCCCGCGCCCGCGCCCGTGCTCTCCAGCATCTTGGCGTCGGAGCCCACCGCGAGATCCCAGATCTTGCCGGGCGCCTTCTGGGCCACCGTCTTCGGCGCGCTCGTCAACCACCCGGGCATGGCCGAGTTGAGCCAAGAGAAGCCGCCGTTGGCCTCGCGCCCCGGCGCGCCCATGGGCATAGCCGGCTTGTCGACGTCGACCCCCGTCCGCACCAACTGAGGGTCGCCGTTGTAGAGGGCGTTGCGGTAGAGCTGCGACAGCTCCAGGTCGATGGCGTCAAGCTCGTCTTCGAGGCCCTCGGCCAGCGCGTGGCCGTCGATGCTCGAACTCTCCTCGACGGCCTCGCACATAGAGCGCGTCCACACCACCGGGACGAACGGCACGGCGACCTCGCTCGCGACCGGGACGGTGCTCCACTCGAAGTCGGCGTCCGCGAGACGGCGCGCCGAGACCGTCTGATACGCGCGGTCGTAGCCGCCACCGATCTCGCGACGGTAGACGCACAGGTCGCCGTGCGCGTCCGGGTGCTTGTACTGCACCACGAGGCGCGTGATGCAGCCGCTCGCGTCACGCGTCGGCGTGCACCACTTCGCCGGGAGGATCTGCACGCACGGCTTGCCGTACGAGAGCGACTGCACCGCCACCGCGCTGCCCGTCTTGAGGCCCTCAATGAGGTACGCGCGGAAGCGCACCGGCAGTCGCGCGGCGGCGACGATCTCGGACGCGAGCGCCTGGAGCGCGGCGTGCGCCGTCTCGTCGAGCGCGACGCGGTAGCCAGACGCGGCGACCTGCACCGACGGGAAGCTCCGCTCACCCGCCACCATGTGCGCGAGGCGCATGCCCGCGCTCCGTGCGAGCGACGCTTGGACGGCGGGCGCGCGGTCGCGGAGCGGCACCGAGGTGTCCCAGAAACTCGGGCGCGGATCGAGCCGGTGACGCTGCCCGTTCCAGAGGGCTTCGAGCCGATTGAGACGCCAGTAGCGTTCGTCCTCGCCGAGCGCAGCGACCTCGCGGGACGTGGTGGCGGCGGCGACGGCAGAGGCGTTCGTGAGCATGGGATTGCGGGCAGCGTCGCACGGGCGCCGCAGCGCCGCAACACCGTCAGAAGTCGTGGTCGCTCTCGCGCAGTGGCGCGCGCTCGCGCTGCGGCTCGACGACGAGATCCGTGAGCGCCCACACCAGGGCGTCGAGGCGATCGGGCGAGCCGCGAGACGAGGACGGCTCCCACGAGGTGAGCTGGTCTTCGAGCCGCGAGAGCACACCGACGTGCGACACGCGCCCCTGCTCATAGAGCGCGGCGACGGGCTCGGCGCGCACCGCCTTGCCGCGGCTCGCGTGCACCGTGCGGACGGGCGCGGCGGCGTCGACCATGCGCAGGACCGACGCGACCATGTCGCCGCCGTTGTTGACCTCCGCGACGATCCTGTCCGCGCGGTGCGTGCGGTACGCGGCGACCGCGACGTGCGCCCACTCCGTCGGCGCGTAGCGCCCGCTGACGTCGGCGAGCACATACACGCGGCCGTCCCACCCGAGGCCCGCGACGACGATCCCTGTCTCGTCGCTGCCCTCGTGCGACGTCACCGCCGGGTCGATCGCCACCACCACGCGCTGGAGTGCGGGCGCCACGGTGACGCGGCCCGCCTCGATCATGGCCCACGTCCACAGCGCGCCGGGCGCGTCGTCGAGGATCTCGCCGTCGAGCTCCTGCCGCCCGAGACGCGTGGCGCCGTAGCGCGCGGTGAGCGCTGCCACCACGCCGGGCGCCAAGTTGCGGGCGTTGTCCGCGGTGCGCCCGCGCGTGATACGCGTCGTCGGCGACGAGGCCAGCGCGCGCACGATCGGCGTCGGGCGCGGCGTCGTCGTCACCACCACGCGCGGATCGCTGCCCAAGCGTAGGCCCATCTGCAGCTGGTCCCACGCGTCGGGGTATCGCCACGCCGCGAGCTCGTCGCACCACGCCGCGTCGTGCTGCGGGCCGCGTAGCTGGTCCGGCTCCTCGGCGCTGTACGTCGTCGCAATCGCCCCGCTCGGCCACGTCAGCCGGCGCTTCGACGGCTCCCACACCGGGCGCTCGTGCGCCGGGCAGCACGCGAGGATCCCGCTCTCGCCCTCGATCAGCACGTCACGCACGTCGGCGGCGGTGCGCGCCACCAGGGCCACGCGACGCGCGGCACCCGAGGCGACGACCGAGCGCACCCACTCGGCGCCCGTCCTGCTTTTGCCCCACCCCCTACCGGCGAGGATCAACCACGTCCGCCACTCACCGGGCGGGGCGAGTTGATCCGGCCGCGCCCAGAACGGCCACGCCGTGAGCAGCGCCGTCGCCGCTGCTGGCGTCAGCGACGACAGCACCGACTCCCGCTCCTGCGGCGTCAGACAGGCGAGCGATTCGGCGGCGGATCTCATCGACGACAGCAACCTCCGTGACCTCGTGCCGCTCGACGTGATCACCCTTCGCGCGGTTCTCTGCGATCTCGGCCTCCCACCGGGCGCGCCGCGCTTCGGCCTTGCGCCGACGATCCGTGACGCGGTGGTCGATCGCCCACGCGGAGGCGCGCCAGTCGCTCTCGCCCGCGGCGGTGACCGTCGCCATCAGCGCGGCGGTGGCCCTCGCGTACTCCGCGTGCGCGTCGGTGACGAGCGCCTCGATCTCGGGTGACGGCGGCTCACCAGCACGGCACGCGGCGACCCACCGATACCACGTCCGACAGCTCAGCCCGACGGTGCCCACCGCCGTGTCGAAAGTCGAACCGCCGCGGAGGGCGTCGAGCATACCGCGGTAGCGCGGCTGGTAGTCGACGCGAGCACTCACCGGCAGTCCGTGCGCGGCGACTGCCGACGGCTCACCGTGCGTCCTCCGGCCACCGCACGCCCCAGCGTCGGCGCTCGTGCCGGGTG